TCGTTGATGACCTTATCGGGATCAAGGTCAAGGCTACGCGCAATCTCTTTGATGATTTCCGGCCAGTTGATGAACGGGGCCATGATCTGATTTGCGCCAACCTGAACCAGCGACAACAGGCGTTGTGTTTTGATTTCTTTTTGCAGAAGGGCAGTCGTGCCCTTGGCAATAATCTTCAAGTCCCCAACGACTTCAATGTCGTCAGAAAACTGCATGTTCCAATGGAAATATGCCGATCCCAGTGGCTCAAGAAGATACTGGTCAATGTTCCGAATAACCTTCTTGATATTCAGGGCAGCAGCGCCCATCAGCATTGACATCCCAGAAGCGGTTCTGGTTGTTCCAGACACTCCGGTTGCGCCGTGGCTGTAGGAATAAATACCAGTTGACTCATCGGCAAGTTGCCTTGCCTTGTCAAACATCTGAATATGTGCCGGGGCCGTATTATTGAAGCTGATCGAGTAAATGCTTTGGCCCGGTGCCCCGCCTTGGCGGAAGAACATCTTGCCGGGGTAAACCGTCATATCCTGTCCGGGGGACAGATTTGTTTCGTCCACTTCAAAGATACACGATCCAGCGAACTTCAGGTTATCCAGAGCAGCGCGATAATGCGTATTCATCGCCGCTTGCGTATCGCTCATGTTCTCCGGCACACCAATGCCCCAGATTTGAGCAGGGTGGCGCTCATACGGGAACATCTGATACGGAATCCGTGACGGCGTGAACGGATTCACAACCACCCGCAGCACTTCGTCCTTGGCAACCCAGACGTTGACGTGTACGGTATCAGCTCCTCGGTATTCCCCCGGGATATTCACCTGCAACGCTTCCAGCGTTTCCCGATCCAGAGTGCCCCAATACTCTATAAGCTCATACCGCATGGGCTTTGCTGAAATATTGGAATCATCTAGCTGATAATCCCACGTCTCAGTAAGTTGCTCCGGGGCTTGATCTAGAATCCGTTGCAGTGCCATCTTGTCGAAGAATGGCCGCTTCATCAGCTCTCTGACTTTGCTCGGGCCAAGTAAATGGCGCTCGATCAAGTATTCGCACTCATCAATGCCCGTGGCTTCCGGGTCTGGAAACAAATTCCAGATGGTTACGAACTGCGCTTTCGGGAACAACTGCTGGAGCGGGGCATAGACCCTTTGCCCGCCGGAGCCGCTTTTTTCCCATTTTGGGATGGTTTCATATACGGAGTACGGCCCTTTGATTGCCCCTGTGCCATAAATCACCTGTTCTTGTGTGGCCTTGATGAGATCGTCAACAAGGCGGGTTTCTTCAATCTGGTCTTGTATGCGCCGCTCCATACGGTAAGCGGCTTCTTCGGCAGGGTGAACCTGCGGGATTTTTGTCTTGTCCGGGCTAGGGCCGTCTTTCCATTTGCCGGTTATATTGCCGATCTTGCGCTTTAGCGTGTCGCCAAAGCCGGAAAGCATGGTGGATGCTGTTGCCCCACGAGGGATTTCTTTTCCGTCGCCGGGGTATCCATATACATCCTGTGGCCCCTGCTGCTCAGGGGTAAGATGCACAACTTCTTCAATTCCTTGGGGAATTGGGGTTGGCTTCACACCAATAGGGAACTTGTTATCACTCAACAAAACTTCAAGAATCTGCGCATGGGCAGCTTCTGCTTTTGTCTTGGTGATCTTGATGAAAATCTCTGAAACAGTGGGGTTATACTGCCGAAGTTGGGCAAGATTTGCCGATTCTTCCGCCGATAAATCCCCGCGCCATGCCCTTAATGCTTCCAACCACCGCGTTTCATGCGGCATCCGAGCATCCTTGGCAATGGTGTACCTGTCGCGGACAAATGCGTGTACCCGCTGAAAGCGGGCTTTTTTATCGTATTCAGCAGGGCTATATGCTTCAGGGGAGGCTACGTTCTGTAGTTCCTCCGCCCCGATAGCAAGCAGTTCCTCTGAAATGTCCGCTTCGACGTTCATTATCAGTTCACAAGGTTGTTAGAACCGCCAGTCGGAAGGGTCATGTTGGAACCCTTGCCACCTTTTTTCGGCATAGGCGCATACAAAGGAACATCTTCTTTTGCACTCATTGCTGCGCGGTTGCCGCCTTTTTTGGGCATCGGCTTGTAGAGAACACTCTCACAACAAGCAGTAAAGTCCATGCTGTTGGAAGTGCTGCCACCAGTCAGGAAGGGGGCGTTCTTTGCTTTCATTTCAGTAACCAGTCTTTCGGTTCAGGATGACAGGAGGTGCTGGGCGAATAATTGCCCCACGATTTGATAATAAACTTGGTTTTGCCGGGCGGCTTAGTAGGCCATAACGTAACCCGTCATAAAAATGGTCGGGGGCGTCAGTATCCACGTCTTCCGGGTTCTTTGTATCCAGCGGCAAGGTGGACAACTCTTTTATCAATTCCTTGCAACTGCTGAAAATCTGGAGCCTAGGCTTGTTATCATGCGGATCGTCTGCAAGATAATGATGCACCAACATCTTCCCGTGTGGCCGAGAGCCTTTTGTCTTGTTGTCCGCTGGCCTCCATATACAGCCCATGCGGATCATCATCATAGCGGGCGACGTAGCGCCCCTGTTATCCCATGCGCTGGCGTCAAGAACGCCGTAACTTATGTACTCATCCTGCTCAAGGAACAGTATCTTTTCTGCAAACTTTTCAGGGCGCTCATTGGTTGCCCCATATTCACGATACACATATAAACGGCCAACAGGATCGACCGCAAACCAGAGACACGCCGCTCTTGACGAGAATCCCCAGTCCGCTGCTCGGAACTTCTTCCAGCTTTGTGGTATGGGGAACGGCTCACAGATATGCTTTCTTTTACTAAATTCACTGAAAGCAAGCCCGTCATCAGCATCCCAGTCTCCATCTAACCACTGTCTCCTCAGATTTTCGTTGCCGAGTGATTGAAGCTGTGCTATGTATTGCGGGTCTCGTTTCAGAGACGGATTATTAAAGACCGTGGAGTTGATTGTTTTCCGACTCAGAATAATCTTTGTGCCAGAAATATCATACTCAACATCAAATCTGTTCATGAGGTAGCGGTTTTCCTCGCCTTCCTCATCAATATAAGTGACCTGCTGCATCGGCGCAGGATCAATAAAACGGGCCTTAACCCAGTGTTTGCCAACACCTGATGGGTTGGCTGTAAGGCGCACACACTTTTTGATGTCGCTTTTGCTGCTGCGGATCGACATCAAAAGTTTCTGGTATGGTTCTTCCTCGGAAAGCTGGCAAACCTCATCGATGCCTACCCAGCAATACTCCAAACCTTGATACCGCTCCACATCGGAGTCTGTCTCAAAGTACCCACACCAGAGGAATCCACCGGCAGGGAACAGGAACTTCTTTTCCTGCTCTTTCCACTTCGTTCCGGGAATAGCTTTGAAAAAGAGTTGTTTGCACCGCTCAATAAGCTGTTCCAAGTCCTTCAACTGCTTCCTGAGAAGCAGACCCTTGAAGTCCGGGTGTCCAACATAGTGTAAAATATCTGCAACGAGGGCGTGACTCTTGGCAGAACCCCTGCCCCCGGAATGTAGTACTTCAAATTCGCCCGCTTCCAGAAAGGCCGTCTGCGGCCCAAGGTGCGGTTTGAAGATGTATTCCACTTCATCGCGGACAATATGCCCGCTGGATGTCATCCTGTATTCGTCCGGTTGCTGGGGAACAATCGCAACCGCTGTCTTCTTAGGCTTCGTCTGCGCCTTCGGTTTCGGCAAACGAGCTGATTTTTTGACCGCTGGTAATTTCGTCATACATTCTTTGCCGTTCCTCCCGGCTCTTGTTCCAGCAACTCTTAAACGGAGGTCGGATTCTTACAATCTTCTGAAATGCGCTCAGGTTCAAAGACTCTTTGGCTTCTGTCTGTAACCAGTCCAGCGTTGCCCGCTGGGAACAATTTTCTTCAAGATACTGAATTGACTTACAAAGAGCGATAAAAACATCTTCTTTTGGCTCAAGCCAACCGTTACCAAGATCAATATAGCCAAATGGTGTGGTTCTGGCCCTCTTTCTGACAGGAAGCCCAAACCTGTACCGCAGACTATTGTCCATCTCTATCGGGGATAAGGGAGTTTCCCTCATTCTTCCCTCTTGGCCGGGAGAATCACAATCCCTGTAGGGGCTTGTACCGTAATATCAAGAGCATCTTTCTTCACAATACCGGCGCGATCCAGAATGTCCCCCGCAACTTTACGGATATTTTCTGAGTTCGGCGGCGGATTCTCCAGTAGCGAGATTAATTCAATAACTGCTTTAGGTGTTGACCGCTTCAAATATCGTGCGGCCTGTTCCAGAATATATGTGTCGTCAATAGCATCAGCTACTTCTACGCCGTCCGTATTCTCGGAATAGCCCGCTTTTTTGGCGGCAAGCGTAAAATTACCCCGGACATCGCTATCAAACAGGGCCTCAACAAACTTTTTCTGCCGCTCGTTCAGGTCTTTCTTCATACTGACACCTATTATATATCACATTTTATAGAAATGCAATATATTTTTTTCACTTCATTGATTTTTTTCCGCGACACTTCCATTTTTTTCTTGACAGGTTATTAGGGGAGTTTGGATCATCTTTCCAATCCCCCTTGATTCCGGCGGAACGGGCGCAGTAAGCGTCACCTTTTTTCGTACCTGGACGGATTCTGTCCCCACCATCCTTGGCTTTACCTGCCTGCCCGTACCGGACGGTTTTTGTCCGCCCGGTTTCAGGGTTTTTCACTACTTTTTTGAACCGTTTTTCCATGATAAACCGTCGCCATTGAAATTATTGGGTGTGTGTCATTTTCGATTGATCCACTTTTCCGGGTTTTTCTCGAACATTTTCGCCAGTGCATAAAACCCATGCAAGAGAGGGATTGCTATGTATGCGGCCAGCACTGATCTGCCGATTTTTTGTTTATCTGTTAAATCCATACCGTCCAGCATCAAGAACGTCACAATACCCACAAAAACACCTGCAAATATTGTCACAAACATTTTGCGGGCCGTCATCTCCTGCAATGGAGTGTGATTGATAAACGCCATAAACCCGGCGAAAGCGCACAAAGCGGCCAGAATCAACCAGTCCTCGATCGCTTCCAAGTAATGTTTCATCAACCATACTTTCGCACATATCCATGAAACGCCACGAACACACGGCTAGCGCAGTAGTGTATATAAGACCACATGAGATTATCAAAAATCCCAATGGTGTTCCACCCCGCTTTTAAATACCAGTCCGCCAGCAGCACCAGCAGCATGAAGCAGGAGATGTTTGATAGCAGCAGCATCCACGCTGATTCAGGACATCGCCAGCGCCCCTCCCATTCTTTGAACGCCAGCAATCCTGTGTAGATAGACTGTGCCACAATGCAGGGGACGATGATATTCAGCGCCCACAGGCAAAGGGCATAATTGCCGGACAGATACCCGATAAACGGCAAAATCAGCGCCAGACAATCCAGCGTAATGGTGAAACGCACACCAGAGGGGATGTCAGACCGGGTAAGGATCATACCGTAATTCCGGCGGTAAATGCTTTCACCGGAACCCCAGCTGCATCACCGATAACACTGGCATTTGTATATACATTGTTTGTGATCACCGGATTCTGAATGTCGATATAATCCACAACATCCCCGGTATTGAAACTGCCGCTGAGGCGGATGGTATCTGCCGCCTGCACAACCGCCGCCGTGATGGATTGCGGTGTTCCTGAGCGCAACACACGAAACCCGGTCAGCCCGGTTGATCCGGTCAGCCCCTGAAGCGTGGTTCCGTAATTCAGAGTGAACACCACGTCGATAAACGTACCGCCACCATCGCGTGTTGCGCTGGCAACAGCTGCACCTGTCATCGGGTTTGTGTATGTGCCCGGCAACAGATAATTCAAATACGCCTGTGCCTGCCGTTTGCCGAGGCGGATGTATCCGGCAGCAGACGGGTGTAGTGCATCAGCATGGGCCAGATCATACATTTCCAGCTCAAGCGCATTGGTGATATTTGGCAGAGCCTGAGCCTGTCCGTTGCGCACCTGTCGCCACCCGGCATCCACTGCCGAGCCACCGGCTGTGTTAGTGCCGAGCTTGGCAATTACCACCGGAAGCGCAGCAGCACCGCGTCCCGTGACATAGCTGCGAATCTGCGGGATTACCGCTTCCAGAGCGGATTGATACGCCGCTGCGCTTGGCGGACTAGCAGAGTTTGCGTCGTTTGCGCCTTGCAGCCAGAATATGGCCTCATAATCACTCTCTGTATTGGCGATAGATGCTTTTAATTTTCCATGTGTTTGCGTATCGGAATATGTTGCCCAGTTATTTGGCGAACCACCGACAAGCTGCGATCCGGTCTTGGCCCCAACTACAGCCATGCACGGAACGCCAGCATACCGGCGAATGCGATCCACCGTGTGCATTACACTGCCGGAAACCTGCCCGGCGGTCGTAGTGTTCACCTGCATCTCCGAGATGTCCACGGCAGTCCACCGGGACGGGTTTGCAAGTCGATCCGCTGCAAATGTGCCACTTGCAGAACTGGTGTGGCTTACGGCGCATCTCCACAGGGTAAAGTCCAGACCGTCACAAACAATAGACGTATTGGCCGTATAGCTTATGTTATTTTGCCAAGCATCACGCCCGTACCAGATTGTGCTTTGCTGGCGATCAGGCACAAATGTACTGGATGGGTAATCCGTGCTGGCCGTATCTGTCCAGTTTGACCCGCTGGCCTGCTGATCCGCAATGGATTCCCCGGTAAACAGCAGCACAGCGCCAACGCCCCACGGAAACAGTGTCCGCTGCAAGTTAGTTGTCGTGGCGGTATCCCGTACCTCGAGTGCCAGTTCACCGCCCTGCGGCACTGTCAAAGTGACATTCCACACCCCGGCGCTTGGAGTATTGCACCGTTTCCAAGCCGTTGCTCCTGCCCCCGCCGCATCAATCACCCGCGCTTCAATCCCGGCAGGAGAGCCATTATAGGTGCCGCTAAACGAGATGTTGCGAGACGTTCCGCCGCTGGCCCGCTGATACACGTATCCATAGTACGCATCAATCCGGCCATTGTTGGTATTGATCGAGAACGGCACACCAGACCAGCGCGGCCCGCCACGGCTCTTGGGCGAGCCATTCCGGGTGAGTGTGTTGCCGTTGCCGCTGGAATCCGCAATCGTTGCACTGGCCGTATCGTAACGGTGATAAAACGCTAGTGTCTTGCCAAGGTTCGTCAGCACGTCCTGCCCGGCGGCAAGGTTCGCAATCTCTGCACCAGACAAAATACCAGCGCCGCGAGCAACCCATGAAATGTTGTTGCGGAAATATGTTCCCCCCGGAACACTGCTGCGCGCTCCAAACGTGTGCGTGCCCGTAGGCGTGATAACACCTGTGGTGGTAAGCGCCACCTTGGTTCCAAAACTGGCCGCGCCACTTAAAGGGCAAGTGAAAATCTCAACATCTGTACCATTGCGCTGCACTCCGACAACCCACCATCCGGTGGTCAATGTTGCGCCAGTCGGAATGAATGTGGTTCCACCAGTAGAGCGCACCTGTGCCGTCATCACGCTATTGTTGGTGTAAAGCTGAACGTTATGTACTCCGCCCTGCACCCCTATGGAAGCAACATATTGTGTGCCGAGCGTCTGACGATAATAAATCAAGCTGGCAAGAAACCAGTCAGAATCCGGAAAATCAAAACTTGCCGAATCTGCCGCGCTGTAAAAATCAGTTGCGTCATCACCATCAAAAAACACGCTGCCGCGAGCAGCAACAGTGATCGTGCCGTTCGGAATAGGAACTCCGCTTTTGGAAAACAATCCCACCGGAAACGTAAACATTATGCAAACGCCTTTTGAATTGTTCCATACATATTCGTGCCATCAGACACAAATGTCAATACATCCACCGCATTCGCAGCAGTGCTAAGGACTGGAATTGACGTATCCGCCCATTTATAGGCAGACGAGTAGCCAAGAGTGTTATTTCCAGAAGCATTCTGCTTGACAATCAGAACATAAGTTCCTCCGGCAACCATATTAGTGGGGTTTGCCAATGTCCTGCTTCCGGCCAATGTCACAGTAGCGACCTGAGCTGTATTAAGGTTCCAACTGATTGTTGCTGCATCCGTCAAAGTAGCCAGCGAAAAATTCTGCTGTGCAGTGTACAGTCCAACGGATGTAAGAATATCCGTGACAACGGATGAAAGACCCTGATTTATCCTCTGGAGAATCTGACTGATCTCCTTGCGGTTGGTCAGGTTGATCTTGATGTCGGTAAATGGGATGTAAGGCATGGTAACTCCAAGGGGGGATTTAACGCAATCATTTATGCTGCGCGGCGTTTTTATTCAGGGAACCATCCAGGGCTATAGTCCACCCCCTGCTCATCCGGCGATGGAAACACCCACCGCCCGTCTGCAATCTGCTGCGGAATAGCCCATCTGGACGTTATGTAATCTTCTCCAATCTCATCCACGCTAGGCCGTGCAAAGATCATCGCCGCAGTGATGGTGGCTTCGGCTTCGATAGCTTCGGCTTCGGCATCAAAGATATGATATTTCACAGGTTCTCACACATGGTACGCTTGACTGTTGGCTTCATACGCCAGTGTCTCGGCAGCCGTGAATTTTGCGGAGCCTTCGAGCAACACAAATTCTGCTAATTCGCCGTTGTAATAAGCGCCGCCGCTTTGTTCCTGTCCAAATATCGTGTTCGCCGCGAATCGGCGTGTGGACGATGTCAGGCCCGTTGCAACATCTACACCATTGCGCCGGATTCTGCCAGCGTTCGGCGCTTCCATCACCCACGCCACCTGTTGTGCATTCAGTGTACCGGGCAGCGCTCCAGTTGCAAAAGGGTAAAAATTCGCCATGCCGCCACCTTGCGCATAACCCAGATTGTTGACGTTTGTCAGTGAGCAAAACGCCCAATCCTCTGCGTTAAATGGCCGCGAGGAAAACACCACATCAGTGCCGCCTGTCGTCACGGCAGGCTTGATTGCAGCCAACCCCATCCAGTTTCTTAAAGTAACATCTTCAGGGACACTTGAATCCGGTATGGAATGCGATGTTCCGTTAAAGCTGGCGGCTGGCCTGCTTTTCAACCCGCTGGACAGCACAAACGCTGGCTGGTTTGCAGCCACGGTTTGCGTATAATTTCTGTTATTGCCGCTTTGATCATACAAGGTGACGATAAAGCCATTGGCTGCGCCAAGCCACGCCGTAACAGCAGCGGTATCGAGGCCGCCTTGCGGATTAAAGCCGATATTCAATTCTGCATTGTCAGAATCTCGCCGCAGGCGAATAGCAGACCCGGTGTATGCTGTGCGCAGTTTCCGGCTGATTGAAATCGCAAGCCATGCCGATACATTGTCAAGCGGTGGCCGCGCAATCACCTTGCCCCCAGCCTGCCCGTAGCTCGTCAGTCTTGTGGCGGTAAGCCTCACAGAAGCTCCGTCAGCTCAAGCGTACCGCTTGTCGCAGCATTACGAAGCACCGCAATGTTCGGCTCAACCGGCACACCAAGATCG